GACGGCCAGAGCATGCAGCCTAAAGGCGGCAGCCAAGCCAAACCCGCTGGTGGCTTGAGCGCGCTGGCCAAGAAGAAGTGATCTCGGAGTTAATCCACCAAATCCAAGTACGGCAGGCGGAGCTCCGCCTGTCCTTGGTACAGAACCCCGTGGGCGACCACACCACATACACACGCATCGTTGGGGAGTATCAGGGCCTGCAATGGGTCCTGGATGCCCTTAACATGAAACTCGCTGAAAACGAATAAGGCCGAAAGGCCCCAAGCCGCGCTGAAATATGCGCACATCGAACCTGAAATATGGTTTTTGTCGATAGGAGTGAGTATGAGTGAAGAAAAGGTTCCCTACATCGTAGGGACGCAGCAGGAATCCGACCCCGCCGAATTGGCATGGGCGTTTCCAGACGTACCGGCAGGACAGGCACCCCTGGGTGGCCGTGTCATTGTTCAGCTTCGCCGCATTAAAAAGAATGCGGGAAAGATTATCCTGGTCGAAGAGACCAAGGAGAACGAGAAGTGGAACAACATGATCGGACGCGTCGTCGCAATTGGACCCTTGGCATACCGTAACCGCGAAACCATGGCGACATGGCCGGAGGGATGCTGGGCGCAAGTCGGCGATTTTGTCCGAGTACCGCGTTGGGGCGGAGATCGCTGGGAGCGACCTGTCCTAAACGAGGAAAACGGCGACCTTAACCCGGTCCTGTTCATGACCATCAACGACCACGAGGTGATCGCGAAGGTCACCGACGACCCGTTGTCCTTCAAAGCCTACGTCTAAGGAAATACCATGGCAACCAAACCCGAAGAAAACGAAATTTTGCACGTGCAGGAAGGCCAGGACGGCACCGCTACGGTAGAGCTGCCCGAGGACATCCTGCCCAAGGATGAAAACGATACCAATAAGGCGCCCGAAAACACCCAATCCGACGATGGCGACGACGATCACCCGGATGACAGCGAAGCGGTGCGCGCAGCACGCCGCGCACGCCGCCGTTCCAAGAAGGACTTGATCCGCAAGACCAACGAGGAGAAGGATGTACGCCTGCAGATGATCCAACGCGAGAACGAGGAGCTGCGCAACCGGCTCTCGCGCGTGGAACAGAAGACCCAAGCCTACGACGTGGGCCGGATTGACAAGGCGATCGAGGACCAGCAGGTGCGCATGGAGTACGCGCGCATGAAACTTGCCGAGGCCACCGGCTCTGGCGACGGCGAGAACGCTGTAAAGGCGCAGGAACTGCTTTACGAGGCCCGCGAGCAGCTCCAGCAGCTCAATAACCTCAAAAGGCAAGCAAATCAGCCCGCTCCCGCGGCCGCTCCGACCATTGATCCGGGCGTCCAGCGTCACGCGAGCACCTGGATCGAGCGAAATAGCTGGTACAAGCCCGATCTATCGGACACCGACAGCAAAATCGCCAAACAAATCGACGAAACCCTCGTAAAAGAGGGCTGGAACCCCGGAAGCGGCGATTATTGGGATGAATTGGACAACCGCTTGCAAAAGTATTTGCCACATCACTATAATGGCGCGTCAGACAAACGTGAAACCGATAGACGAACACCAAGGAATACCGTGGGAAGCTCAGGACGTGAAGCATCAGCCGCATACGGGGGCACAAACCGCACCTTTACTCTCTCCGCTGAACAAGTGCGAGCGATGAAGGACGCTGGTATGTGGGATAACCCCGAAAAGCGCGGCAAGATGATCAAACGCTATGCAGCCGAATCACGTAACAATTCCCGGAGTAACTAATCATGACCGAATCACGTCTCAAAAAATCTCTCAATGCTGGTGGCCGCAATGATCGCGCAAGCGAGGACGCAAGCCGCGCAGCACCTGAAGATAAGTTCGCTTCTACGCAAGAACGTCGCAAGATGTGGAACGAGGAGTGGACGCAATCAGCGTTGCCTAAACTACCCAGCATGAGTGGGTGGCATCTTTGCTGGCTCTCAACAACCAACACCTACGACTCCATCGACAAGCGGATTCGCCAAGGGTACGTCCCAGTGAAAACTGAAGAGTTACCCGGCTATGAAGACTTGCGCGTGAAGACCGGTGAGCATGTTGGATATATCTCCTGCAACGAAATGTTGCTGTTCAAGCTACCCATGGATGTCTACCAAGAGATCATGGCGTACATGCACGACGAGAAGCCCCGTGACGAGGCGGACAAAATCCGCGTCCAAGTGGAGCAACTCCAAGGCGCAAGGGACAGCAATGGCAAGTCGCTGGTGGGCATTGAGGGCGACGGAATGGGCAATTTTGACAAGCAAACCAATCGCACGCCGGTGTTTTCCGGCTAACTAAGGAGTTAATATGAGTTCTACCTCTGCTCCGTTTGGCTTGCGTCCTGCGTTCCACCCTTCTGGTTTGGATCGCGCACAGGCGCTTGCTGGCGGTATCGCTTCGGCTTATTCGTCGAATATCTTGAAGGGTCAGCCCGTCAAGTACAACCCATCTGCTGGCACTATCATTATTGCCACCGTTGGTGCTATCTGGTCTGGTGCCTTTGCTGGTGTCGAATGGACTGATGTCGGCGGTCGCCGTCAGATCAGTAACTTCTGGCCCGCAAATACTTCGTACCAAACTGGCTCGTGTGTTGCGTATTTCTACAACGACAATAACATCGTGTACGAAATCCAATCCGATGCCACTATTGCTCAAACCTCTATCGGTAATGAGTACAACTTCTCGAACATCGCTGCTGGTTCTACCACCACCGGTCTGTCGCAAGCCACCCTGGGTGTCTCGACTGCCGTCGGTAACGGTAACCCCGGCGATATGCGCGTTGTTGATATTGCTCCGTACCAAGATAATGCTTGGGGCGATTCCTACGTCATCGTTCGCGTCGTGAACTCACGCTCGCAGTTCTTTGGCACCGTAAACGCTATTGCATAAGGAGAATAAACAATGGCTGCACCAATGAGAAGTACGGACTTCCGAAGCATCGTCGAACCAATTTTGAACGAATGCTTCGATGGAGTCTATGACCAACGCGCCGACGAATGGTCACGTGTTTTCCGCGAGGAAGACGGCATCCCACGTAACTACCACGAAGAGCCCGTCCTGTACGGTTTCGGCGCGGCACCCCAACTGCCTGACGGCACACCGGTGACGTACCAACAAGGTGGTGTCCTGTTCCTGAAGCGCTACGTCTACAAGGTCTACGGTCTGGCTTTCGCCCTGACCAAGGTCCTCGTGGAAGACGGCGACCACATCCGTCTGGGTCAAGTGTACGCACGTCACTTGGCACAGTCTCTGGTGGAAACCAAGGAACTGTTGTCCGCTAACGTACTGAATACGGCTTTCAACAGCTCGTATCCAGGCGGCGACGGCGTGTCTCTGATCAACACCGCTCACCCCATCGTGAACGGCACGTTCAGCAACCAGTTGGCCACCGCCGCTGTGTTGTCGCAGACCTCGCTCGAGCAGATGCTGATCCAAGTTCGTCAAGCAGTTGACAACAACGGTAAGCGTATCCGCTTGGTGCCCAAGCAGTTGGTCGTGGCTCCTGGTAACGTCTTCCAGTCGGAAGTGTTGCTGAAGTCGGTCCTGCGCGCAGGCAATGCCAATAACGACGTCAACCCCATCAAGTCCATCGGCTTGCTGGACGGCGGCGCTACTGTGCTGTCTCGTCTGACCAGTGCCAACGCATGGTGGGTCCAGACCGATGCTCCCGAGGGCTTGAAGCTCTTGATGCGTCGTCGTCTGGAGAAGACCATGGAAGGCGACTTCGAGACTGACTCGATGCGCTACAAGGCTACTGAGCGTTACGACGTCGGTTTCACCGACCCGCGTTGCCTTTACGGCACTCCTGGTATCTAATACCGGCTAAGGTCTTGGCGGGGGGCCTATATCCCCCGCCCCAATTTTTTAACATCGGTCAAACTTTTCAAGGAGCAGACCATGCCTCAATTCTCAGACGACCTATTCCTTGGCCCAGTCGCGGGCTACCAAGGAACAAATAACTATCCCATCACCACCACGTTTACGGCCTCTATCGCCTCGTCTTCGACCACCATGACCGTCACGGCCATGCTGTCGGGCGACCCGATTGTTTTGGGTATGTACGTCTCTGGTGCAAACGTAACCGCGGGCACCTACATCACCGCCTTCGGCACCGGCTCGGGCGGCACGGGTACCTACACCGTTAGCGTCTCCCAGACCGCTGCAAGCGCTACGGTGACCGGCGCTGGTAATGCTCTGCTGGGCGACCCATCCCCCATGAGCTTGGGCGTGGGCCCGCTGGGACGCATCTACGTCTTTGACGTGGTGCCCTTGGCTGCAAGCACCTCCAACATCGCTGCATCGCAGACTCCTACCGTTGCGGGCGCTTTGACGCTAACCGCGGGTACCGGCGTTAAATCCATCACGCGTACAGACGGCACTGCAGTCTTGCAACTGGATTGCCCCCGCGCTCTGAGCGTGACTACCGGTTCGGGTACGACCACCAGCTCCACGTTTACGATTGTCGGCTACGACATCTACGGCCAGTCGATGACTGAAAACATTGCCTCCGGCACCGTGGCTTCGACCACGACCAACGGCAAGAAAGCCTTCTACCAGATCGTCTCGGTAACGGGCACTGCCGGTACTACATCCACCATCGTGGTTGGCACTACCCAGTTGCTGGGCCTGCCTGTGCGCGTTATTGATGGCGGTTATATCTGCCACGTGGGCTGGAATAATGCCTTTGCCATCGACTCTGGTACGTTTGCGGCTGCTGTTACAGCAACGGCTACGGCTACCACCGGCGATGTTCGCGGTACGTTCAGCCCATCGACGGCTCCAGACGGCGTAAAACGCTTGATTCTGGGCATCATGCTGCCCGCTATCGCAGTTGGCCCCAATGCGACCCGCACTGGTGCTTTTGGTGTAACCCAAGCATAAGGAGTAGATCATGGGCCAATTTAAGCCAATGGTGAAGATGGAGACCACCGAGCCTTCGGTGATCCTGAAACTGAAAAAAGGTGGTCACGTTGCTTCCAAGCACGAGAAGAAGGAAGAGCACGGCCATATGGGCATGCACCACACCGAGCACCACAAGAAGCACCACGCCGAGCACGAAGAGCATTCGGAGCACGGCGAGTCTCCCAAAAAGCCCTCAATGTCCGAACGACGTAAGGCTATGTCGGGCGCCTTGTTGAACTCCAAGCACGGCGGCAAGGTAGAGAAGAAGGCCATGGGCGGCATGATGGGTGCTCCAGCTATGGCGGCGCCTGCTGTTGCTGATCCTCGCAAGATGGCCATGATGAAGGCCTTGATGGCCCGCAAAGCTGCCATGGGTGGCGGCTCGCCTCCATCTATGTCTGCACCCACGATGCCGTTGGCTAACGCCAACCCCATGACGCCGGGTTCTGCCATGAAAAAGGGTGGCAAGGCTATGGCAAAGGGCGACAAGGCGCAGGACAAGGCCATGATCATGAAGGCCTTCAAGGAGCACGACGCGCAGGAGCACAAGGGCGGCAAGGGCACCAAGCTCAAGCTGGCCACGGGCGGCGTCGCCAACGGCATGAAAACCGGCGGCAAAGTCTCTGGTGCGGCTATCGACAAGGACGAAACCAAGACGACCATCGAAGGCAATGTAGGCAAGTTTGCCAAGACCAAGAGGGAACGCGAGAAGACTGATCCCGGTTACGAGCGTTATGCTGCTGGCGGTACTATTGAAGGCAATGCAAAAACCTTTGAGAAGACCAAGATGGTAGAAGCAAAAAAAGACCCGGGCTATGAGAACTTTGCCACCGGCGGTGTTGCTAACGGTATGAAAAAAGGCGGTTCCACAAAAAAGCACTTTGCCACGGGGGGCGCAGTTAACACTGGCCGTGCCGTGGCGATGCCGAAGCACCTGGTGTCCCAGCCCATCAGCAACAGCCGTCAGTCTGGCACCTTCAAGAAGGGCGGCGTTGTAAAAAAGGCTGACGGGGGCGTGCAGTTTGCCCCCGACCAGGACATGGGCGACGTGTCTCCCAAGGATGTGGCAGACGCAAAGGCCCGCGCAAAGCAAAGCGCGGCCATTGAAGACGCCAAGAAACTAGGATCAAACACGGATAGCACCTCTGCCATGCAGAAATTGCTAGGCCGGTTTGGCGTCGGCAACAAGCCATAATAGGCGATAATAGTGGGGGCTTCGGCCCCCATTTTTGAATAACAGGTGGTTCTATGTCCCAACTTTCCGTCTATACCGGCCCCACGTCTCAGTCTGACAACCAATTACGGTTGCAGCAAGCCCAACGCTCTACGGCGTATGACCCGGTGGACAAGATTCGAGTATCTACTCCCCAGTCGCTGATCGACACCGACTTTGAGTACGGCCAGCAGCCTACCAAATGGGAACAGGTATCGCTCCAAAATAATCGTCCTTCGCTGTACTACCTTGGTAACGCGGCTTTGCCGGTGTCGGCCATTGCGGGAAACCAGAGTAACGCGTACCAGTTGGTCGTTACGTTCAGCTCAAACGTAACCATTGCCACCGGCGCGCCTTTCTTTATCGAAGATACCCTTGACCCCAACGCCAATGGCTGGGGCTACGTTTATACGGGCGTTACTGCGGGCACCAGCATTACGGTGCAGATGGCGCAATCGGTAACCACCTCGACTTGCTACGCCGCAACGTCAACGTACTGCTACCTCGGCTACCTTTATTCCGGTTCGGGCATCAAGTTGCCTAGCACCAGCGCGTTTACGTTCAGCGCGTCCTCAACCATCACGGTTACCACGTCGTTCCCACACGGTCTGTCTGTCGGCTCTTACATCTACATTACCGGTACAACAGGACCTACCACGGCGACGTCCATCAACGGTCCCCAGATCGTTGCTACGACCCCCACGGCCACCACCTTTACGTTCACGGCGGTAGCAGGCACGCCTTCTACAACCATCGTGAACACCGCGGACCAAGCTAACCTGTTTGCGCGTCCCGCTGGTGTAGTTGACACCCATGCCTACGATGGCTCGGTAAACTTTACGGCTGGCGCTTCGGTGCCAAACCAAGTCCTTTTCCGTCAAACTCGGCGTTATTTCCGCTACCAGTCGGGCAAGGGCATCCAGTTCTCTACCGGAACCATTCTGAAGCCGCAGATCGCGTTTACCACGCTGACGTCTTCTGGAACCACGGTCACCGTGACTTGTAAGGTTCCGCATAACTTGACGACGGGCGCATACGTTCAGGTCAACGGTTTTGACCAGAGCGCGTACAACGGCACCTTCAAGATTCAAAGCGTTACGTCATCTTTGGTTTTTACGTACACCGCAGCGTCTGCCCCCAGCGCGACCCCAGCTACCTCCACGGTGCCGTTAATCCCGCACGTCAGTCCTTCGTCATGGTATGGCGGCGGCAACAAGATCGGTTTTAACGATGCACAGAACGGCATCTTCTTTTATTTCGATGGCCAAACCCTGTACGCAGGTCTGCGCACCAGCGTAAACCAGATTACGGGCACCGTGACGGCCACGAATGGAAGCTGCTTGGTCACCGGCAGCAGCACCCAGTTCAGCACCCAGTTGGTGGTCGGGGACTTCATTGTCATCCGTGGCCAGTCTTACCGGGTGCTGTCAATCACCAGCGATACCACGCTGTACATCAGCAATGAGTACCGCGGCGTAACCATCGCCAATGCGTTGGTCTCACGCACGATTGATACCCTTATCCCTCAATCGCAGTGGTGGGACCCTTGCGACGGCACAGGCCCTTCTGGCTACACCTTAGACCTGACCAAGATTCAGATGTTCTATCTGGACTACTCTTGGTACGGCGCAGGCGTTGCTCGTCTGGGGTTCCGGGCTACCGGCGGAGCCATCATTTATGTGTACGGCTTCCAGAATAACAACGTCCAGTACCAAGCCTACATGCGTTCGGGCAACCTGCCTTCGCATTACGAGCAGAACAACATTACACCGGTCACCACGATCACAGCAAGCGTTGCTACTGGCGATACTTCAATCAATGTATTGAGTACCAATCAGTTCAACCCTGCCGGCGGTTCTGCGCGCTTGATTGGCAGCGGCACTTCGGGCGTGATTGAGTACATCACGTACACAGGCCTTACCTCGACGTCGCTCACCGGTGTTACGCGTGGCCAAACGGGTGGATCGGCTGCTACGGCCTATACCTACTCAGCAACGGCTCCAGTGGCCGTGGAATACTCGTCTCCCGACTCGGCTGCGCAGTTGGCACACTGGGGCTCCTCTGTGATCATGGACGGTGGCTTTACCAATGACGTGTCGTTGATTTACAACTACGGTATGACGACGGCCATCTCTACCACCAGCTCTACCGCGGTCCCCATCATGGCGATCCGCGTAGCGCCCTCGGTGGATAACGGCACTGTTGGCACATTGGGCGTCAAGGAGATCATCAACCGCTTGCAGTTGCAAATGCGCGAGATCGCCATGCTGACCACCACCAGCTACTTGGTGCAGTTCATCTTGAACGGTATCCCGAGCAAGGCGTTCAACGGCAACAGCGGCAACTTTGCGTCTCCAACCCAGAACAACACAAATACCACGTCGATTGTTCAGGTAGCGACCAATACCGATGCCACCGTAGCCATTACCGGCGGAGAATCCATCGCGGCGTTCTTTACTAACACGGCTGGACAAACCACCCTGGACCTGACCGCCATCGCCCCTTTCGGCAATGCGGCTCTGGGTGGCGGTACTACCGCAGCAGTTCCTACCGCCCAGGCAGGAACCTACCCGGATGGCCCCGACGTGCTGTATGTCGTGGTCAGTCAGATTGGCTCAAACGGCACCGCCTTTGCGCGGTTGTCTTGGCAAGAAAGTCAGGCCTAATATGCCCCTACTCAAATCAAAATCTGAAAAGGCGTTCAAGAAGAACATTGCCACCGAGGTAAAGGCGGGCAAGCCCGTCAAGCAGGCCGTGGCAATCGCCTACAGCACCAAGCGCGCGGCTCCCAAGAAGATGGCCGACGGGGGCATGGCCAGCCTTGGCGGCATGACCTCCAGCACGCCCAACACGCCAACGGTGGCCTCGCGCGACACCAGCCGGGACCTACAGGCCCCGCAGCCTACGCAAGCCCCGATCGGCTCGCCCAGCAACCCCCAAAAGATGTCCGACGGCAGCATCCAGGGCGGCGATGGCGAGCAGAACTACGGCTACAAGAAGGGCGGCCACATCACCACCCGGCGCGTGTCTACGGGCGGCACTTCCAAAAAATCATCCAACTGGTAGGGGCATGCCATGGCAAAACCGGGACTGTACGCGAACATCCACGCCAAGCAGGAGCGCATAGCCCACGGCTCCGATGAGCGCATGCGAAAGCCCGGCACCAAGGGCGCGCCAACGGCCAAGGCCTTTAAGGAATCCGCGAAGACCGTAAAGAAGAAGGAAGGCGGCCCATCCTTGGCCGTCGGCCGGGGCGAGAAGCTGTCGGTGGCCAAGGGCGCGGGCCTTACCGAGAAGGGTCGCGAGAAGTACAATCGGGAGACGGGATCGCATCTCAAGGCTCCCCAGCCCAAAGGAGGCGCCCGCAAGGACTCATTCTGCGCCCGCATGAGCGGTGTGGTAGAGCACTCCAAGGGCGACGCGCCGCGTGCTAAGGCATCATTAAAACGCTGGGATTGTCCCGGCTGGTAAGGAAATACTATGGCCTATTCGGGCACCGTTGGTCAGACCGTAATCTCCGTACAAACGCTCATCGACCACGGTGCCCGGCGTTGTGGAAAGCTGGCCGAAGAGCTGTCGGTCGAGCAAGTGCAATCGGCCAAGGAGTCGTTGTTTTTCTTCTTATCGAACTTGGCCAACCTTGGCATCAACTACTGGGCCATCAGCAAGACCGTGGTAGGCCTTAACGCAAACCAGTACATCTACAGCCTGCCCGTGGGCACCATCGACGCCCAGAACGTGCTGTACCGGCGGATGAACCGCCCCGTAGGAAGCTATGCCTCATCCGCAGGCGGAACGGCTCAAAACGTCGCTGATGGCGACCTGACGACGTATTGCCAGCAGACGTCGGCTAACGGCAACATCGCCGTGGTGTACGGCACCAACAACTCCCAGTACATCGGCTCGGTGGGTTTCATGCCCTACATCGCCGGCGGCGGCAGCGGGACATGGAGCTACGTGCTGGAATACTCGACGGATGGTTCCACGTGGAACACTTTGGCCACGGGCACCAACGTGGCCGTGTCGGACATGCAATGGGTGTGGACGGATATTGACCCGGGCCAGAATGTCCAGTATTACCGTATGCGCGCCACCGGCGGGACCACGCTGGCGCTGAGGGAGTTGTATTTCGGCAACAACAGCACCGAGATCACGATGGCGCGCTTGAACCGCGACGACTACACGAACCTGCCCAACAAGAACTTCACGGCCAACCAGCCCTTCCAGTTCTGGTTTGACCGCACGATCCCCCAGCCCACGATGTACCTGTGGCCAGTCCCCTCGGACCCATTTGTGCAGATGACGGTGTGGTACTCCCGCCAGATCATGGATGTGGGAGACTTGTCCGGGCAACTGGAGATTCCGCAACGCTGGTACGAGGCGGTGCTGATGAACCTGTCCCACCGGATGAGCCTAGAGCTGCCCGGCGTGCAGATGGACCGTATCGGCTACCTCGAGAAGATGGCCGCGCAGTACCTGAACGACGCTGAGTCGGAAGAGCGCGATAAGTCGCCGATCTACCTGCAACCGAACATTTCAGTGTACACACGCTAATGCCTCGCTTCCTTGACACCCTCGGCGGCTCAGACATCGCCATATTCGTGTGCGACAGGTGCAAGATGAAGCGCGCGCATTCAACGGCGCGCAATGACCCGAATTTTCCTGGCTTGCTGGTGTGCTCTGAAGGATGCGCGGACGAAAAAGACCCGTACCGGTTGGCTCCCCGCCCTACCGAGAAAATCACTATCCGTTTCCCGAGGCCCGATGTCAACATCGCCGTGGTGCCGGATGGCATTACAACGGGTGGCGACAACGACTACGTGCTGTCTCCCGAGCAGAACACGCAGATTCCCACGAACAACGGCAACCTCGACACCCTCAGTCCATCACCGGGGCAATAATGGCAAACGTAACAATCACCCAACTACCCACAGCCGGTCCGATAGTCGGAACCGAAGCTGTCCCCATCGTACAAAACGGCGTGACGGTCCAGACCACCACGTCGGCCTTGGCCGGTTCCCCGGTGCAGACCCAGACCTTTCTGACGCTGAACAACGAGCCCACGCTGGCCAATAGCCGCCGACTTGCTGTTGGCTCGGGGTTGGCCCTGACGGATGGCGGCGCGCAGGGGGCGCTGAGTATCAGCCTGACAGGCGCGCTGTCCCTGTTTAACGCATTGGGCACGGGCCTTGTTGTCAAGAATGCCTCTACCACGCTGGTGAACAGGTCGGTCGCTGTCAGCGGATCGGGCATCGCAATAACCAACGGCGACGGAATCTCCGGCAACCCCACATTGGCGTTGTCGGGATTGACCGCGAATATTGCTTCGCAGTCCGGCACGGGCCTGCTGGCAATCAATGGCACCACGGCCACGCCGGTTACGCTCACCGGCACGACCAACATCACGGTAGCCAACGGCGACGGGTCTACCGGGGCGCCCACGGTGACCCTGGTGAACAGCCCTACCGTGTCGGGCACTATGACCGCCAATGCCTTCAGCGGGGCCGGAACGGGCCTCACAGGCACCGCGGCGGCCCTGTCCGTAGGTGGCAACGCCGCAACCGCTACCACAGCGGTTACGGTACCGGTACGCAACACTACGTTGGCAGATAGCCGCACAATTACCGTAAACGTAGATACCACCGACTTGGCGGTCCAGACCAACACGCAGACCGTGGGGTTGCTGACCATAGCCGCCCCGTCGGGTACGCCTGCAAGTGGCCAGAAGTTCATCCTGCGTCTGCAATGCACCAACGTACAGACATTCTCGTGGAATGCGGTGTTTGCCGGGTCCACAGACCTTGCACTACCTGCGTCAACCACTGGCTCCTCCAAGTACGACTACGTCGGGTTTATCTACAACTCAACGGTGTCCAAGTGGCAGTTGCTGGCTAAAGTCTTTGGGTTCTGACTATGGCGACCTACTACTGGCGCGGCGGTGCAGGCACTTGGGATGCCACAACCACAACGAACTGGGCAACTAGCTCTGGCGGTCTTGGCGGTGCTGGGCCACCTACGTCCACAGATAACGTAATTTTTGATAGCTTATCTAACACCATTGCTTATGTTGTCACAGTTGGAACAACTGCCGTCTGTAATGATGTGACCATTGCTGGCCCATTGTCGGGCAACGTGACAATCGTTTCTGGTGCCACGGCAGTAATTAACTGCTATGGAAGCTGGACAAATGCTGCCACCGGGGTTGTGTTTACATCTACTAACGGCTCTAACCTTAATTTTTTAGCCACAACAACTGGCAAAACCATAACCACCAATAATGTTACCTTGGGGCCACTTGGTCTAAATTTTACTGGCGTCGGTGGTGGTTGGACATTTGGTAGTAATTTTACAAACGTAAATCCGCTATCTATTGTTGCTGGGTCTTTTAGTACGGGAAATTTTACTGTAACTGCGCTTTCGTTTGGCACAAGTGGCACTACTACCAGATCAATTTCATTGGGCTCTTCGACGATAACATTATCGGGAGCAACGCCCGTAAATATAGCTAACCCAACCGGCCTAACTTTTAACGCTGGCACATCCACTATTAATTGTAGTGGGGCGGCGCCCACGTTTAACGGTAATGGTCAGACGTACTATAACGTTAGCTTTACAAGCACTAGCGTGGGTCAAAGTACCGTTATTACTGGCGGTTCAAATACTTTTAATAACTTAACCCAAGCATCCCCCTCTAGTAATAGACGTGTGTTTGCAGTTAGTACAAGCCAAACTATTAACGGAACGCTTACCCTCGGTACGGCTAATACGTACAATGCCCGAATTCAGTGTTTATGTTCAAACCCCGGTGTTCCAGCAACGCTTACTGTAGCCACAATCGCTACGCTATCAGATGTTGACTTCCGCGACATTACCGCCGCAGGCGCATCTGCTCCTTGGTCTGGGACTCGGCTTGGTAATGGTTTGGGCAACAGCGGCATCACGTTTGCTGCTGGTAAAACAGTGTATTGGAATCTTGTTGCTGGTGGAAACTGGAGTGCCACCGCTTGGGCTACGTCCTCTGGCGGTACGCCTGCCACGGCAAACTTCCCACTGGCTCAAGACACTGCCATCATTGACAACACCGGATTGACCACAGGCAATACCATCACAACGGAAGCTGCTTGGTGGGTAAGCACGGTAAACTCTACACGCACCAATGCTTGGAACTATGTAAGCACCGCCGGACTTTTTGTGTACGGCGACTTCACCGTCCCATCAGTTACCACGGTATCTGGAACTTCTGCATTAACCTTTCAAGGTCAGGGTCTTACCCAAACCCTGACGACTAACGGCGTATCCTTTGCAGGGGGGTTTACCGTAACGTCTGTTGGGGGTATCGTTGTACTTAATGGCGCATGGACTTCTGCGGCATCGGCCACGGCAACGCTGAACAACGGTACGTTGAACCTGAACAACTACACGCTGACCGCAGGAGCATTTTCCTCTACTAACGCAAATGCTCGTACCATCGCCTTCGGCACCGGCAAGATTATAGTTACTGGGCTTAATGGAAATCCGTGGGCTACCCAGACTGCCACCAACCTAACTTTAACTGGAACGCCACGGGTTGAAGTATCTGGTTCTGGCACATCTACCAGCTTCACCGCATCCTGCTCTGGCACTGCCCTCACTACCACTGGCAGCCCAGCACTCGCTGCTGGCAACATCATCATATCGGCCACAGGTGTTAGTTTAGGCACAATAGCCAGCGGCTCCGGCAACGCTTGGGTCGTAACTATTGGGGGTACCTACGCATCCCAAACTATGGTAGGTGCGCAAGTACGCGTTATTGATGCTGGTTTTACCGGCGGCACGGAATCCAACTCCCTAAACTTCTACGTTACCGCCGGTGTAGATGCCGTATCAATTACAAACCAACGCAAGTACGGCACAATTGACTTCACGGGTTTTGCTGGCTACGTAAACTCCGATAACTGGGTGTTCACGATATACGGCAACTTGGTTTTGAACAGCTCCATTATTGGCTTCACCACGACATCATCTTTTCAGGGCCCGTTTGTGTTCGGGTCTACCTCCGGCACCAAGACCATAACTACCGCAGGTAAGACGTATCCAGTCGGCATTACTTTTAACGGCATAGGGGGCACTTGGGCTTGCCAAGATGCCTTGACCGTTACCGGCGCACTGACGATGACTAACGGTACGCTGCAACTAGCCGCGGGTACGACCAGTGTCGTTGGCTCTTTTGTCACCTCGGGCACGACGCCGAAGTTTTTGCTAAGTACGACTCCCGGGGTGCAGGCCACCATCAGCGATGCCAGTGGCGCCAACACCGTGACGTACCTGACCATTGCCGACAGCGCGGCCACAGGGGGCGCTACGTGGACGGCCACGTCACCAACGAACATCAATGCCGGTAATAATACGGGCTGGACGTTCAGCACGCCGGTGACGTTGACAACATCCGGCTTCTTCGCATTCTTCTAAGGAAACAACATGGCTCAATCCGGCTACACCCCCATCAAGCTGTACTACAGCGCCACCACGACCAACGTGCCCCTGGCGGCCAATCTGGCCTCGGGTGAGCTGGCTATTAACACGGCCGACGGCAAGCTGTTCTACAAGGACTCCGGCGGCGTGGTGCAGGTCATTGGCACCAAGGGCGGCGTGGGCTCCAGCAGCACGACCCAGGTGTTATACAACAGCAGTGGGCTGGTTGCCGGCTCCGCGAACCTTACATTTGACGGCACGACTCTCACCTCTACTGGTGGTTCGCTTTACTTAAACGGCACAAATTCTGACACCGCAATGACGGGCAGTTATGTTCGTTTCGGCACAAACATCGGCCTTCAAAGCAACGCAGCGAACAGCGCCCTTGTTGCCAAAATGTTTAACGGCTCTGTGTTTGTTGATGCGTTGACATTAAATACCTCCGGCTATCTAAGCGTTTCCAATACAGCGCCCACAATTAACGTCAATGGAACATCTTCAGCCACTTTTGGGTATACGATTTCAGCATCTGGTGCAAATACCGCTGTTTTTCAATATAACGCAACAGACGGCTCCATAAAAATTGGTGGAATTCAATCTTATTCTTTTCCCACGTTCTGGTCTAACAACACCGAACGTATGCGTATCGACATCTCCGGCAACCTTGGTATCGGTACAACTTCACCCGGCTCCATACTTGATGTAGTCGGCTCCGGCAACCCAACATTAACGCTACGCGGCTCTGCTGGTGCTTATTCCAGCATTCTTAAGTTGCAAGCTGCCAGCGGCGGCACATCTATTATTAACGCAACGGGCGCAACTTCAGACGTCTTGGCCTTCCAAATTACTGGAACGGAGAAGATGCG